CGCTCCCTCGCGCGCATTCAGGGCGGCGCGGAACGGGCCTCCCGCGCATTGGATTTACTGGATATCGCCGTGCGCGGCGTGCAGATCGCGGGCTTGGCCGCCGGGCTGCGCGCGGTGGTGGTGGCCGGCGATGCGCTCACCCAATCCATGGGCCGGCTGAATACCGCGCTCGGTTCGGTGGAACGCGCCGGGGAAATCTATGACAGGCTCTATCAGGATAGCCTGCAAACCGGCGTCGCGGTGCGTGAAAGCGTGGACGCCTTCGCGCGGTTTTCCATCGCCGCGCGGGAGATTGGCGCCACTTCGGATCAGGTTGCAACGCTCGTCGGCGGCTTGCAGCGTATCGCCATCGCCTCGGGCGCATCGCAGCAGGAAATCTCCTCCGCCACCCAGCAGCTTGCCCAGGCCTTGGCATCGGGCACGCTGCAAGGCGATGAACTGCGATCCATCCTGGAAGGCCTGCCGACCCTTGCGCAGGCGCTGGCGCGGGAGCTTGGCGTTTCCATCGGTGAACTCCGCAAGCTCGGCTCTGAGGGCAAACTCACCGCCGATACGGTATTCCCCGCGCTGCTGGGCGCCGTTGAAAAACTGAATGGCGAATTTGAACGCGCGCCGCTTTCGGTGGGGCGCGCCTTTGGGCAGCTCACCGTCGCGACGGATCAATTCCTCGCCCGGCTCGATCAGGCCATCGGCCTTTCCAATACGCTGGCCCAGGCGCTGTCCGGCGCGGCGCGCGTGCTGGATGGCGTGCGGCGCGGCTCTGGCCTTTTGCTGCCAACCGAGCAGGAGGCCGCGCGCCGGGCGGAGGCCGCGGCGCTGCGCGCGCAAATCGCCCGGCTTGAGGCTGAAATCGAAGGCCAAAGCCTGCCCACCGAACCACGGCGCGGCACCATCCGCAGCGGCCTGGTCGGCACCGCGCAGCAACAGGCCGGGGTGGACCGCGCCGCCCGGCTGGAAGAATTGCGTAGGCAATATCAGGAACTCGCGGAGGAAATCACGCGCGGCGAACAGGCCTCCGGCGAACGGCAGCAGCGCGAGGCGGAAAGCGCCGCCGCCCAGGCCGCCGATGCACGCCGCCGCCGCGCCGGCGCGGATGCCGAGGAATTGCGCCGCGCGCTCGATGATCGCTTTCGCATTAATAGCGAATATGAGGACCGCGTCCGCCGCCTGCGTGAGGCTGAGGCCGCCGGTGGCATCACCGCCGCGGATCGCACCCAGCTTGAAACCCTGGCGCTGCAAGAACGTGATGAGGCCCTGCGCCGCATTGAGGGCACCACCCGCCGTGTCGCAGCCATCCCGCCCGCTGATCGCGCGGCGGAACGCGAGTTGAATGACCTGCTCCGCGAACGCGAAAGGCTGATCCTGGATAATGAGAATGCCTATGAACGCTATCAGCGGCGCCTGGAACGGCTTGGAGATTTGGCGGAGCGTGCCGAGCGCGCTGGCCGCCCCATCCCCACCGAGACCATCGCCCGCGAAGGCGAACGCGCTTTGAGCGAATTGGAGGAGGCCGAGCAGCGCATCAAGCGCAGCACGGAAAATACGCGCGACGCCGCGCGGGAATTGGGCTTTGCGTTTTCCTCGGCCTTTGAGGACGCGATTGTGCGCGGCGCCAGGCTGTCTGAAGTGCTCAAGGGCCTGTTGCAGGACATGACGCGCATTATCGCCCGGCGCACCATAACTGAACCTTTGGGCAATGCGGCCTCGGCCGGGCTTTCCAGTATTGGCGCGGGGAATTGGCTGAATGATATCGGCACCGCCATTGGCGGCTTGTTCCGCGCCGATGGCGGCCCGGTGGCAGCGGGCCAGCCCTACATTGTTGGCGAACGCGGCCCGGAATGGTTTGTGCCGAACCAGGCCGGCACGGTGCTGCCGAACGGCAGCGCGCCAGCCGGCACCACGATCAATACCTCTATCGCCATTGATGCGCGCGGCGCCGATGCGGGGGTGGAGGCGCGGCTGCGCATTTTGGCCGGGCAGATTGCGCGGCAGTCATCAAGCATGACGCTGGATGCCATTCGCCGGGGTGGCAGCGCTTATGAGACAGTGCGGGGGTAACAGCCATGGTTGAATATGTCTGGCCGGAGGCGCTGCGCCCGACGCGGCTGACATTCTATCTGCAACACAATACCACGCGCTTTGTCTCGCCCATCACGCGCCAGGCGCAGGTGCTGCGACGCGAAGGCGCGCGCTGGGTGGCGCAGGCGAGTTTTGAACCGCTGGATCGCAGGCGGGGTGGCATTCTGGAGGGGTTGCTGGCCGCACTGGCGGGATCGCTCAATACGGTCAGGATCTATGACTGGCGCAGAGAATTCCGCAGTGGCGATCCGCGCAGCCAGGGCCAAGTGCCAAGCGGTCCATTCTCCTTTGATGATGCGACGATCTTTACCGATGGTACCGGCTTTGTGGTGGGCTCGGGTAATCCAGCGCTGGCGGCGGGTGCGCCGCGCGGCGCGCTTTCGATCCAGACGCAGGGTTGGTATCCGAATGCGCTGGCGATTGGTGCAGGGGATATGATCGGCCTTGCCGGGCGGCTTTACATCGCGACCGAGGCCATCACCGCATCCGGCACTGGCACCGCCACCATTCCGATTGCACCACCCTTGCGTGAGGCATTGCTGGTGAACCAGCCGCTGGTGCTGACCAAGCCCAGCGTGCCGATGCGGTTGGTATCGGATGATGAGGCGGCGAACCCAACCCGCCCGGGCGGCTTTACCGCCATCACCATCCGGCTTGAGGAGGCGCTGTAATGTCAGGCAGCAACCCATCGCCACGCCTCACGCCCGCCGCCATTGCCGCTGCGGCGTCGCCGGTCGCGGCACCCGTTGTGCTGGTGGAGCTTGATTTCGCCTCGGGCTTTTTCCGCGCATGGACGGGGATTGGTTCCCTGCATTGGGCGGGGAAGGTATTCGAGGGGCTGGGCGCCATTGGTGCCGTCAGCGAAATTGAGGAAACCGTCGAATTGCGTGCTGTGCGGTTGACGCTCTCGCTTTCGCCTGTGCCGCAGGAGGTTGTGGATATTGCGCTGGCCGAGCGCAGCTTTCGGCTGCGTCCCGCGCGGCTATGGGGCGTGCTTCTGGATGCTGAGGGTGCTTTTGTCGCCGATCCATTCCCGCTTTGGGCGGGGCTCATGGATGTCATGGAAGTGACGGACGGGACAGAGGCCCGGATTTCACTGACCTGCGAAAGCCGCCTTGTGGATCTCGAACGCGCTGAGGTACGGCGCTACACCGATGCCGATCAGCAGGCGGAATATCAGGGCGACCGGTTTTTCGAATATGTGCCCGCCTTGCAGGAGGCGGAGATACGCCTGCCGGCGCAGTGATGCGGCGAAAAGATTGGGCGTTGCGGCTGGCGGCGCTGCTGTCGGCGGCGGAAACGCGTCCATTCGATGCGCGGCAGTGGAATTGCGCCAGCTTCGCGCTCGCGGCCGTTGAAGCCACAACCGGCGCACGACCGCAGGTGCAGATCTATCCATCGCTTGCTGAATCAGCCGATAGCGCTGGCTTTCCACGTATCGCGCCCGCCTATGCGCGGCCCGGCGATATCGTCCTGGCTGGCGATCCGCCGCGCCTTGGCGTGGTGGTGGATGCAGGCCGCGCGGCTTTTGTTGGGCCACGCGGCCTGACCCACGCGCCGATTACCGAATGCAGCATAGCTTGGAGGATCGGCTGAATGCCCGTCGCCATCCCGATCATCGCCGTCGCCGTCGGTGCCGTCGCCTCAGCCGCTGTCGGTGGTGGCATCATCGGTGCCTTGGTTGGCGCCGGCACTGCCTTCGCCATTACCAGCGTCGGCGGTTCTGTCTTTCCCTCACGCCCGCCCTCATCCCCCGTCAGCCCAGCGCGCGCTGGAGATAACGCGACCGCCCCCGGCGCAGGGCGCACGCAATCCTTTCGCCAGCCACTGACGGAACATCAGATCGTCTTTGGCCGCATCAAGGTCGGCGGGCCCATGGTGTTCATCCATTCCGCGACCGATGATCAGGGCCGCGCCGATGGGTATTTCTACACCGTCATCGTGCTGGCCGGGCATCGCGTGCAATCCATTGGTGATGTCTGGCTGGGCGATACGCTGGCGACCGACGCAAAGTTCTCTGGCCTTGTCCGGATTGATCGCCATCTTGGCGCGGCGGACCAGGCCGCCAACGCAAATCTGATTGCCGAGACAGCCGGCAAATGGACCGCCAATCATCGCGGCCGCGGGCGAGCCTATGTCGCGGTGCGACTCAAAATCACCGCCCAGGCCTTTCCCTCAGGCCCGCCGAATATCGCAGCACTTGTGCACGGCGCGAACACCATTCTGGACCCGCGCAGCAATACAACGGGATGGTCCGATAATCCTGCGCTCTGCCTTGCCTGGTATCTCACGGCGCCCTTTGGCTGGAAGGCATCCTGGGATGATATCGACATCCCCGCCTTGATCGCCGCCGCCAATATCTGTGACGAGCTGATCGGCACGCGCGCCGGCGTTTATGAAAAGCGCTACACGGTCAATGGCCGGGTCTCACTCGGCGAGGGAAAGATCGCCATCACCCGCAAGCTCGTTGCCGCCATGGCTGGCGCGCTGGTGGTCTCGGGCGGGCGGTTCTTTGTTCATGCCGGTGGACCCGCGCTGCCTGTCACCACGCTCAATGCCAATGCGCTGCGAGGCGATGTCACCATCCAGGGCAGTCGCCCGCGCCGGGACCTCTTTAACGGTGTGCGCGCGGTCTATGTGGACCCTGCGAAAAACTGGCAGCCAACCGATGCGCCGCCCTTGTTGGCCGCGAATTATGTCGCCGAGGACGGAGGCGAGGCGATTTATCGCAGCATGGAATTTCCACTGACGACTTCGGTCGCGACAGTGCAGCGCATCATGAAGGCTGAATTGGAACGCAATCGTCGCCAGCGAGAAGTGGCCTTCCCGGCTAATCTCTCCGCGCTGCGACTGCGGCCCTGGGATAGCGTGACGCTGGCGCTGGATCGGCTGGGGCCATTTCCGGCGCGGGTGACGGGCTGGCGGCTGGCGCCCGATGGTGGCGTGGATTTGACGTTGGCCGAGGAAGATCCCGCGATTTGGGATTGGGACCCGGCGGTGGATGAACGCGCGACCGGCGATAGCCCATCGGTGGTGCTGCCCAACCCGGGCGTGATTGCCGCACCGGCGACGATCAACGTGGAAACACCAACGGGCAGTGCGTTCACCGCACTCAGCCTTTCCTGGGCGGCGGTCGGCAGTGCGTATCTCTCCGGCTATGAATTGGAATTCCGCCCGGCCTCTGTGGCGGCCTGGCAGGGCTATGGCGGGGCGTTGAGTGCCATTGCGGCCTCCATTGCCACCAGCGAGTCGACGGCGTTCAGGCTCCGCGCCGTGGCCCGCAGTGGCGCGGTGTCCGGCTGGCAGGAGGCCGCCATTCCAGGCGGCGTCACCGCGCCAGTAGCGCTTGGCATTGCGGGTGGTGTCCGGCTTTCGGGGAACCTGCCGCCCGAGGTCACCCGGTTGCAGGTGTTTGAGGCGAGCAGCGCCAATCTTTCCCAAGCGGTGAAGCTGGCCACAGAACCGACAGCGCTGCCCTGGAACCGCACTGGGCTCAGCGCGGGGCAAGCCCGTTGGTATTGGCTGCGCTCTGTCTCGGCCGAGGGCAATGTCTCCGCGTTGATCGGGCCGGTCACCGCTACCGCAATCTAGGGTCGTAGCCATGGCCGCACGCATCGATGATCTGCTGGTGCTGGGTCAGAATATCTCGAAGACCGATCTCGCAAAATATCTGCGCGACCGCGAGGCCGTGCTGCCCTTTGATTTCGGCGGACTTGGCGATGGCGCGGCGAATGATCGCGCGGCCATCCAGGCGTGTTTTGATCGCGCGGCGGCGGATCGCAAATTCGCCGTCATCCCTCCCGGCACCTGGCGCGTGGATGCTGGTGTCACGCTTGGTGGCGGCGCGCGCGGGCTGATCATGCAGGGGATGATCCAGTATACCGGCGCTACCAATATACCCGCCACCGTGCTGACGCTGGGCGATGGTGGCACCACGCGCAATGGCGAAAAGCTCTACCTCGGCCTGCAAGTGACGCGGCAGTTCCAATCCGATTGGGTCAATGAGAATGATATCGGCATCCTGGCGCGCAACCTGGATTCCTCGCTGCTTGATCTCCGCCTGGTGTCCGGGTTCACCATTGGGCTGCGCACGCTTGGCGATGGGCGCGGGTTTGAGGATAGCACGCTGAACCTGGGGCGCATCCTCAACAACCGCTACGGCATTGATGCGCATGCCGCGACGGCGACGGCCTGGAATACTTCCATCCGATACTATGGCGGGCATTTTGCCTGTGGCACGGGCATCAACCCGGCGCTGGACCGCTTTGGCGTGCGGTTTTCGCGCGGCGCCGCCGATGCCTATAACAACCACAATCGCCATGTCTTTGACGCACCGAATTTCGAGCTGCGCCAGCTTGACCCCAATATCGCCATTCCCTTTTTGAATGAGACAAACGGCACTGCCATCATCGCGCGGAACATGCGGATGGAGGGGTGTTCGCCCTTTGCCGCGCGCCACACGGCGGCCGCGACCGATTGCGAATATGATGTGGCCTGGGCGCAGAGCTATGCGATTGGCGTGGACTACACGCCAAGCGCGACCCGCGCCGGCAATGCCGTATTCAACCGTCACCGCGCGCCGACATCGCGGCTGACACGGCTGCTGGCGCATATCCCGAATATCCGCGCTGCCGCGTTTTGGCAGAGCAGCACCGAGATTGGTGTGGAGGGCGCCTGCATCATCGCCACTTCGACCACGGCCGAGACCACCATGGCAGCGCTTTCCTGGAATGGGCTGAATGGCATCACCGCCACCGCGCGGGGCCTGCTGCTGAATCCCAATCGCGGCATCGGTTTTGTCGTGCAGACGACGCACGCCAAGGAGTTCGCATTGGCGCATTGGTTGGTGGGCGGTGCGGATGGTGGGCGGCTTTGTCTGCGCTGCTTTGATGGTGCCGGCATTGTGCGGGAGAATATCGCTGGCGATGCGCTGGCATCCGGCACCACGCTACAATGGGCGCCGACCTCCAAATCCTGGCAGGCGGGCGCAGTGATGCAGGAAAGTGACCTCAATCGCCGCCAGACCGTGCGATTTGGGCCGGAGGTCGCCTTTGCGCAAATCGGGATCATTGGCTTTGACGGGCAGATTGAGTTGGAGGCGCTGCGCCTTTACGGCCTGCCGGAGGACGCGCCGGCAATCCTGTCCGGCTGCCCCGCACTGCCTGCTGGCAGCAGAACGCTGATGGTCTCCGCCAGTTGGGATCTGCCAAGCATGCCGCCAGGGGCGACGAGCAATGCAGACGTGACCGTGCCCGGGGCGCGTCGGGGGGATTTCGCGGATGCATCGCTCGATACCAGCAGCATTGCGTTTGTGCTGGATTGCCATGTCTGGTCGAATGACAAGGTGCGCGTGACAGCGCGGAATGTCAGCCTTTCCACGGTGGATTTGCCCGCGGCGGCGCTGCATGTGCAGGTGGTGAAGCGAAGGGTGGGGTGAGATACCGCCATCAGCCGGGACAGCCGGTCGCGCCATGATACTTCAATTGAGTAGGCTGGCTTATCCTCGCTGACTTTAGGGCTACGATGATCCAGGATTCCTCCGTTACTCAATTCGCCAATTTGGTCCATAGGCGCTGACGCCGGACAGGGCGAAGCAACCACAAGATTCACGCTTTTTCTGGCGTCACACGATCTCCGCAGCAATCGCGACCTTAGCTTCCACTGGCGTGTAGATATCAACTTCAACGCCAGGAGCTTTGATCGTGACGATCAAGGCATATCGGGCTTCGGTATCCCATTTCTCGAGGTAAGATTTCTCTTTCCACCAGCCGCCAACGGGGAAAACGCCTATCGCGTCGCGTTGGGCAAGATCGGACGCCGTACCGGACCAGAAGTCCGAATGAAGCGAACCTTGATTGCGGTACTTCGGACCAAGAAGCCACTCATCACCTCCAGCGCCGCCTCCCATAGTCTCGCCCTCTTCCTCGTCTCTCGCGGCGTCATTGACGCGAGCCCGAAAATCGTCGAGCGACTCGGTTGCTTTTTTCACAGCGAACCGAAGACCATGTGACGCATAACGGTGGCGGCGGGTCCAGCCGCGCTCGCCTGGATTCGGCTCGATGAAATACGATAGCGTGACGCGAAGTTCGACGTGGGCTTCTCCGAGCTGAGCGAGAACATCATTCGGCCAGGGCAACTGATGCACCTTCATATCTCGTGTCTTTACGGAAGCGCTGCCCACCTTGCTGAATGGCGTGAGAGAGTCTTCCACCATCAAAGTCAAATCGTTCTGCGCGGAAAAAAGTGCCCGGCCCAAGTCGGGAACGCCGAATCCATAACGTCGTACAAGGGCGTGAATCTGACCTTTCCTCCCGTTGCATGCATCGACGCGAGCACGCATCGCTGGAGTCCATTCGGCGGAATGAACGATCAGGCCTCTAACCGTTTCAGGCCAAAGCCTTGGTCGTGTCGCCAAGATCGCACCGGCAAGCCTTGCCACAAGGGCGGTTGCTGCGCTGGAGTCCCCGATGGTGTTGAAAACGCGATATGTAAGTCTATTGTGCGTAGTCAACAATTGCAACTCGTCAACCGGCTCGCCTGGAAGCACTCCGTTTGACGCAAGGTTCCCGCCCTCGATGACCACATCAGGCTTGATAGGCCACTGGCGCTCCCACGTCACCGATGTTCGACTGCGAGGCGATAACTCCCCTGCCGGTGCTATCGCGGACCATCCCGCCAAAGCCGGATCGATGACATCGGTTTTTTCCGTGAACGCTCCCACGGTGAGGACATTCCAGGCATGTGCAGGGTCCTCGATAGATTCCAAATCGTTCCGAGCTAAATGATCGGCTGGCATTAAGTCAACACGGATGTTGCCTGTCGAAACGATGAGCAACCGAGGATTGTCGGGATCAAAGCAAAGCTGATCGATGGCAGCCGACCACGAGGACGGCTTCCCGCGCATCGCGTTTTCGCTCGTCACCGCAAGCGCAATTGCCCTTCTGCGGTGCGGTGCCTTGATTTCGGCGCGTGCAATCGCTTCAGCGGTGATCGCGCCGTAGAGGTCCGGCTCATTGTCGGCCACGCCATTCGGCGGCAAGATTTTCACGCTTTCCAGCCGGTGCGTGAGAACAATGGGGCCGCTGCCGGTTAGAGCCGGAACCAAATCTCCGTAAAGCACGGTCCCGGCCATGGCCGTCCCGTGGCCCCGCCATTGCTCGGCCGAGTCTGCGGTTCCCCAGGCAGGATTGATCGTATGGAGATCTGCAACGTCGAGTGCAGGTGACAGAAGAGGGTGAACATGCGTGACACCGCTATCAAGAATGCAGACAGCGACATTTGCATCCGCAGGCGGCGTAACGCGGGCGAGAGCCTCCGCGCTCCATTCACGCTGTTCGCCGCCGCCAAGCCCCATAAAGAAGGCGGGAGTATCCTTCGCACGCCGAAGCTCTGCCACCACGTCGCTGTATGCTACCAAACGATTGATGGATTCGGTATTTGCGAGGGCGAGAACAACCTCGCGCTCAGGAAAGCGAACGGCGTGGTCCTTCACTTGGAGGTTCAATCGCGTGGCCATTCGCGAAAAGACATCCCGATGTCCGCCTCGAAGCCAGATTTCCCACCATACAGCACCATCGTCGATAGGAAAGAGTGCGTCGTCGTCCGTGAACAGCGATCTTGCCGTCGCCAAACGAACAACCTCCATCCGCGCAATGAGAAGTTCATTTTTTGGGTGGCCCGTTCGCGTTTCCTGCGTCCGATAGGCTTCTACCTTTTCTTGGTAGTACGTCTCGGCCGAGGCCGGCACGAAAACAGCGGCGGTTACTGAGGGGCTTTCCGCGGTCGGCTCGCGAACGGCCACTACCTCAATCTGCTTTTGTCTGTTACCGAGTTGATCGATTACCGCTTTCTCTGCAGCAGGAAATTCTATTTGCAAATAGAAACCCGGTACACCCTCCGCCACGGCGGTCGCCCTTGCTGCGAGTTGGGCGCGGGCTGCTTCGAGCGCGACACCAATTGAAGCAGATAACGCGTCCGCGTGGGCCGCACGATCTCTGCCCGGCAGCGGTGGCCTGCGGATAGCTTGCGCGGGGCGTCGGTATTGTTCGGTTTGACCGCCACCATCTATGAATAGATGCGGTCGATTGCGGGGCAAATCATTCATGTTGGGTTCAGCTTAGCTTGAGAGTGTTGCCTCCCGCCGCTCCGCAATCGCATCCTTCAATTCGGCCAACGTAACGCGCTTTCTTCCAGCAAGAACCACTGATTTCGCTGCGTTCTCAGCTGAACGAACGACTTCTGCCGGGCTCAGGCCCACTGCGGCCTCGGCCGCCTCGTCCCAAGCAAGGCCTCTGGTGTCGAATGCCGTCAGTCGCGCCTTGAGTATTCGCTGAACCAGAACTGCATCTGGCAACTCATACTCGACCACGTCATCGAAGCGGCGGAAGAGTGCCTTATCGAGAAGCTCGGGGTGATTGGTTGCTGCGATGATCAGCCCTTGACTGTCATCTTGCTCGAGGAATTGTAGAAACGAATTCAGTACCCGTCGAATCTCGCCCACATCATTACGTTCGGCACGCTTTGCGCCAATCGCATCAAACTCGTCAAAGAAATAGATACCTCGCGTCGCATTCATCGCATCGAATACAAGGCGGAGTTTCCCAGCAGTATCGCCCATGAATTTCGTGATCAATCCGTCGAGGACCACGGTGAATAGGGGAAGCTTAAGTTCGCCAGCCATCGACGCCGCGGTCATCGTCTTGCCAGCGCCGGGAGGACCAATGAGCAGAAGCTTTCTGCGCGGGCGCAATCCGTGCGAGCGAAGATTTTCCTGCTGCCGTTGTTCAAGCAGCACGCGTTGTAAGCGAGATGAGATTGTCTCTGAAAGGACCATTTCGGAAAATCGGAGATCGGGGTAGCGAACAGCTAAGAGAGCCGCGAGCTCACCTTTTGGCTGCGCCATCGGAACAGGCGCGACCTTCCGCCCGATCGCAGCATCTTTCGACTTCGTGGCATCGATGAGATCGCGGAGTTCGGCCGCAATCTTCCCGTGCCCTTGCCGGGCTTCATGCGCGGCAAGCTGCATAGCGGTGGCGAGGAACCTATCCTCGTCGCCCGCAATGTGGCTCTTGAGCAGGGCAATGATGTGCCTAGCGGTCGTCATGGTTCCCAACTTGTCCCGAGCGACTGAGTTCACTCTGCATCCGCCTTGCTTTGTTTCTGATTTCCCACAATGATTGCGAAATTTCAGAGCAAGCTTATTGAGCGGCGTCAGTGTAGCGGCAGACCGACGTCGGCGCCACTGCGAATTTGTCACGCACGACGGCCTTTCGACTCCTTCTAGATCGCTGAAATCGTTTGTGACCAGAGCGTCTGGCAGCTGCTGCAGTCTCTGTCCGGCGGGAAGGAGCGTAGTTTCTAGTAACGAGCTTAAACGCCAGTTTCCGCAGTCCTATCAAGGGCTTGGCTACTCTCTACTCAGAGACTTCGTCTCCAGCACCTCACTTTTCCCTCCGCCAGTTTCAAAATGATCCGCTCTCTCCGCCGGCCCGATCGGCCCTATCTTTGGCAGGAGTCTTGGGGTTTTTGGGGCGAACCTATTGACCGGCCAAGCCGGGAAAAGCCCAAAAATTGCGCTTCGAGGGCCAGTTCTCTCCTAACCTGTAGACTTGGCTGATTTAGTACGGAGGTTGTAAGTTACTGGAAAGGATTGGTTTTTGTGTGGCGAAAATGTGGCGTGGCTAGCAGCAAACTCGCCTGAGATATGGGGGCCAGCAAAAGCGAAAAGAGAAATACAAGCTACCGGTGCATTTTCAACTGCCTAAAAAAGTAGCGCAAAACCTAAGCTGAGCGTTTTGGCTGGCGCGCCTCGTGGTCGATTTCCTCCACCAGCGCCACAAACCGATGCAGGAGTATTCGCATTTCCGCAACGGTGATTACTCCGCGCCAAGTCAGTTGGTTTCGATTGTAGTTTTCGATGCGGATTGCGTGAATCTGGCCGCGCCCATCGGACAGCAAGGTTAGGTTGCCATGGGCGACCCCATTACGAAGCAAGCGAAATATATCACCGAGTGTTTCTGGGGGAGGACTACTACCGCCTTGCTTCTCAGGGATAGGCCACCCGGCGGCTCGAGCTACCGAAAGCGTGGTGTTCGGCAGGTCTGCCATCAGTTCTTCCCATGGATGCACCAGGGCAGCGAGATATGAGTTTATGAGTTGGGTGACCTCGAAGGGGCCGTTCCTAGCAGAATGGCGTTCAACGAACTCCAAGTTGACCATTGTCCGGCGCATCATGTCGAGCACATGGATATGCGGCATCATGGTTTGAGTGCCCCAGAAATGAGATGAGTCTCATTATGCATAACGATAATCACCATCCCTGCCGCATCCATTCGTCGATATCGCGGGAGGAGAGCACATTCTCCGTATACTCCCAGTCAAGGCCCTGATCATCGGCGATGTCCAGAGAATAACGCAGTTCCATTGGCGGCTTTGCCAATTCTACCCGTTGTGAGAAATTCTGAAGTGCCGTGCGATCATTGAGAGCGGCCGAGATCCAGTCATCCTCAAAAGCATCTGGAAGTTGCCCAAGGACCGAGAAGATATCGCCGAAGCGCTGAGACAGCGCCGCGTAGACTTGATCCTCCACTGTGCCGGCATAGCGCAGGTTCAGCACGTGAATGTCGTCCCGCGCTTGACCGATGCGCTGCACGCGCCCCTTCCGCTGCTCCAGCCGCGACGGGTTCCACGGCAAATCGATGTTCACCTGCGCCCCAAGACGCTGAAGGTTCAGGCCCTCGCAGGCAGCATCCGTGGCGCAGACCAGCCTGATTTCTCCATCCTGAATACGTCGCTTGATCTGCTCGCGGGCAGCCGTGCGGCGGTCCTGGCCGCGTTGCACGAAGGAAGCTGCGCCGCCGGCGTAGAGGGCCACCGGCTCGTCCGGAAACGCCGCGCAGAGGGCCTCCAGGACCCACTCCGCCGTCGTCCGATACTGGCTGAAGATTATGGCGCCATTTGTTTCAAGCCAGCGGCGTTCCCGCAGATAATGCAAAACCACCTGAACCTTCGGATCCGTATCACTGCCTGCCACGACGGCGGCTAGGTTCCGCTCCACCTCCCGCAGGTATTGGATCTCCTGGGGCTCGGGTGGAAGGACTACATCGGGAAATCCTTCATCACTCGCCTCATCTTCAGAAACGGGCGGCCCCTCGAGCCGGCCCAGCAGATGCCGCGCCGTCTCCAGCCCCGCGCGCGCAGAAGACCCGATACGGCGCAGGAGGATGGTCTTTAGAAACCCGGCTCCGGGGAAGCGTTGCGCGTAAAGACGACTGAATTCCTCCGCTGCTTCATAGGCGGCCTTGAAGGCAATACTCATCTCCAGCCCTTCACCGCTGAATAGCGATGTTGGCAGACCGTCATCCGGCTTTGGGTGCGTCAGCACACCAATGCGCTTCAGCAGCCCACGCGCTTCGAGCATTGGCCTGGTGCGCCGAACAACCCGACGCACGATTGGGTTGTTCCGTTCGGCGAGCCCCTGGAAGTCGTTCAGGAAATCGGTGCGGGTATCTGAACTAAGATCATCGAACCGTGGCCCCAGTACTTCGCGTGGGAGGAGGCCGGCATCATTACGAACATCGCGGAACACCGAGTGCTCGGCAGCTGGGGGAAGCGGGTTACGAAACAGGCCCCAACGGTTCGTATCATTCATCGGCCAGGCCTTGGCGCCGGTCAGGTAACGGATCGATTCCTCGCGCATCCACTCGCCGCCATCAAAGGGCGTACCAAGGACATGCGGCGCCCCCTGGCCAAGCGCATGCATCAAATCCCAAAGTTCCACCGCGTCGAGCTGGATCGGCGTTGCAGTGCCAATGATCACGTTGGTAGCCTTGCCTGCGGCGCCACGCAGGAACCGCAGCAGCTGGTTAGGTTCCGCCGCACCGCGTCCGTTCTGGCCGCGAGAGGCGCGCGCCTTGTGCGCCTCATCAAGGATGACCACGCCAAAAGATTTCTTTGCCAGCGCCCCGCGCTCACCTGCATCATCGCCATTGACGATCAGCCCGGTGGACATGATCCCGATGCGCCAGGGACACTTCGCCACCAACGTCGGATCGCCCTTTTGCGTCAGTGGGCGTCGTTCGCCATCCAGCCAGCACTTCTTCTGCGTTGACCACACCGCCGCTGGCACGCCGAGCTTATCTTCCAATTCCTCCTGCCACTGCCAGATCAGCGTTGCTGGGGCCAGGATCAGCACTGGCTTATCGTCCAACATCGACAGCACCAGCGCAGCCGCCGCCATGGAGAGCGTCTTGCCGAGGCCGACATCATCCGCGATGAGGTAGCGCGCACTGCCATGCAGCCTGCGATCTTCGACGCAGCTTTGTACGAAGCGCTTCTGCCAGGACCGCAAAATCTGGCCACCCTTGTAGATTGGGCGCTCGGCCAAGATAGCATCGGTAGCAACATCGCCGCCCGCATCACGTGCCGCTTCGATCGAGCGATATTCGATCCGGCCCGCCATGGCGGCGACGTGCTTCACCACTGCATCGGGCAGATCCACGCCCTGCTGCCAGAAATGCTCGAACTCCTCGCGCACCCAGGTCGCGGCAATCGGATCTTCGTCGCCCCAAAGAATCTCGTAGGCATGTCGGAAGCCGGAGGCGGAATCATTCACGCTGCCGACGAAGGAATAGACCCGCCCGTCGCCATGTTCGATCACGCCAGCTTTACCGTGCACGAAGACATTATTGGCGTCCCGCGGCACGACCCGCACCTTCATCCGGCCGGAGGCCAGCAGGCCATGCAGCCGCCGATAGCGTTCGCGGGCCAGCAGCACATCCAACCCGTCTTCCGTTGCCTGCCAGGAGGACACCAGCGTGCGCGCCAACGCCGCCTGGCCGTCGCGAGCAGCCTTCGCCACCTTTACGTCATGCGGGTCGAGGTCCCCGTTGCAGATCACCCTGATCTCACCGACTGTTTCCAGTGCCTCACCCACCACATCAAGCAGGGAAGATCGGAAATAGCCGGCAATGCGGAGGTAGTGCGTTGCGCCAGTAAGGCGTGCAGTCAGGACGGGGCCCAGCGCTTCACGGCGGGAGGAAAAGCGTTCGATCATGCCACCGTGCCCATAAGCGCTAGACCCTATCGAGCTTCAGCGCCTCGGCCAGTTCATGCGCGGCCGCGTTTTCTTCAGGGCGAGTACGTGCGGTCTTCATGGCAATGTAGCCAGCGAGCGAGATCAGCTTCTGGCGTCGCTGCCAGTAGTCGGCACTGTATTCGGATTTCAGCAGCGTGACACCGCGTTTGGGGTCAAGTTCCCGCCCTTCCATGGTCTTCCAGATGGCGAAGAGTACTTGACGAAGCTGCGTGCCACCAAAGCCCTCGCCTTCCAGCATGCGGCCTTTGAAATCGGCGGCACCAGCAAGCGATGCGGCGTTCGCGGTGGTGGAGGCCATCAGATCGGCATAGCCGCCAAAGGCAAAGCTCTTCGCGAAATTCTGGAAATCGGCCACCTTGGCGGAGCCCTTCGCTTCCATATCCAGCATGCGGACATAGAAGCGCTCGGCAGCCAGCAGGTCCCGCCACATGTCGCGGGGGAAACCTTCCGGCACCAGCAAGCTGTTCGCCACCTGAGCGGCATAGTCCACCAGGTCGCGCAGCATGGTGGTCTCGCCCTTGCCTAGCTTGCGGTAGAGGTCGCGGTCGAGCGGTTGGCGATCAATGCTGGAATAGGCGGTGACGACCTGCAGCGCGGCGGCATAGGCGGCGAGGGTCAGGTCGCCATCGGTGTAGAGCGTTTCGGCATTAGTGCGCTCATGCCAAGCATCATCCAGGGCGTTGAGGTGGGCGAGTTGCGCTACAACTGCTTCCTCGATTTCTGCCTCAATCTCCATGCGGCGTGCATTGGTTGCGCCCTGGCGCTTGCGAAGGACGAGGCAGACCGTGCCCTGGACATAGTTCCCAAGTCCATCCGGCTTAGGCGTTTCAGTCACCACGTTCCAAGCTGCGGTCACTCGAAGTCCAGCGGCCCAAAGAATACTGCCAAGATCAGCCCACACCCCTGCGTCCTGATGAGTAAACATCACGACCTGCTGCCCATTCTCAGGGAGCTTTCTTGTCATGGCAGCGTACGCGGTAACCATGTCTCGACGGAACTGCTCGTCCTTACCTTTGATCGCTGAATTACGACGAGAGTCCCATATCCAATCATGGAATGGCAGTGGAGCAATTTTTCTTATCCAGGCAATAAAAAATTCAGTTATTTCATGATAATTTATGGCGTCCGCATAAGGAGGATCGGTTATAAATATATCGACATCGCACCAAATATCTCTTGCTGAATGGGCGGACACAGTTCTCGAACCTGGAACTTCTTGAACTAATCCAAAATCTAAATTTATGTGCTCCAAAAGACCCGACGTACCGCGGACGCCATAGTTTAGAAACGTATTGAAGGCTTGATTCGAAAACAAATGACTAATGGATTCGCGCGCGGCTCCTGTTCCATAATAGCAGAGCTTATTTCCCCAATCGAGTGTTTTGGCAAAACAAATCAATAGTGTCGCCTGCTGCTGAGGAGATTCATTTTTGATTTCTTCGAGTAGCATCGAATAGAAAAGCAAATTTCTGGCGCAGAAAAGATGATGCCAGTGCGTCCAACCACGCTCACGGATAGGCTGAGTGGTATTGTCACCCGGCTCGATTGCCATGTCAGGCATTAAGCCTGCATTCTGCCAAGCGATAATCTTCTCGCGTACTATAGCCTCGACATGTCGCTCGCGTGCCTCATCCTCAGGCAAAATCGCCCGAAAAAATGTCTCCTGGCGGCCCTTGCCCAACGTTTCTTTAGTTATCCACTGGATGCAGTAGAGACGTTCTTGAAAGATATCGTCTGGCAGCGGAATAAAATCTTGTTTCTCCCACAGGCGTAGTCGGTTTCGAGACGTGCCGTCCGCATCACGGTAGTCCCCGCGAATAGTCTTGATATCCACGCCGGAGCGCTCCGGATTCATCGGATGGATCAGGCGCCCACCCTGCACCGTACCCTGCTCGGCTTGCGCCATCGTGGCTGCATCCGCGCCACTCTCAATCTCGATCGTATAGCGCTTGGCCGTGTGGTCCGGCACCAGCTTCGCTACCACATTGCGCGTCTTGGAAATAATCCAGGAGGGCGCCATCGGCACCATCCAGCCAGTTCGGGGGCAGCGCGTCTCCAAGCAATAAAGATAGGCCTTGGCGCGATTGCTTTCGGTGTCGTGCTCGATCCGAAGCTGCTGGATCTTAGCATCGACCGCCGCAGCCAAGCGCCTCTGCGCTACCTCAATTTCTCCACGTAGATCTTCACTGGCGCCAATGATGTTAAACGCGCCCCATGTGAGCATCGCGGCAATTGGATTGAGGTCGGAGGCATATACATCGCAACCCATTCGCGCCGCCTCGAACGGGATCGATCCCCCGCCGCAGAATGTATCGGCGAGGCGGGGGCGCTGTCCAAAGCGTGCAAAACCAAGTTGATCGACCAACTGTGCCATGCTGGTGGCGCGTGTGCCCAAATGGCGGTTCACCGACGGCCAGATGGGCGCCAACAAGTCAGTCTCGTTGCATTCCTCGGGCCGCCGAACATGCTTCAGCCTTTCGGCATAGGGTAGTGTGGCGAAACACTCCGCGATGCGGCGCGCCCGGTCTGCGTTGGATATACCTTCGCGCCAACCCACGCGCTTGCCGCGCGCCTCCGTGAGCTGCCCTGCCTGATAAGGGAACAGCCGGTCAAACTCTGCAGCGCTACGATCGAATCGTCGTCCGAATGCAGCGTCGTCCATTGCCATGAGCTTGAGGAAGACATCGAGATCGCTTGCGGGGTCCTCTGTCGCGGGCAAAAGGCAGCCGAGTACGGCAGCGCGCACTAGAATGAGTGGCTTTCGTCCCTTCCAGTAGGTTCCCAGGGTTGTGAGAAGCTGGCCTTGCACAGCAGTGCGCTCTTTGTAGGCCTCCGCCGAAATGCGTCCGACCGGGAACTGCCGCTCGATGAAGGCCGGAGCATCTTTCAAGGAAAACGGCGCAAGGCCGGGGGCCGTCTCAGGAAGAGCAGCAGAACTCACAGAACTCTCCGTCATTCAGCTGGCAGCGCCGGGGCGAACAGGAAACCGGGATCATCAGCCTTCTTGCGGCCCGGCTTACGCTTCGGCTGAACGTATTGGGCATTTACCCGGGGTTCCAGCGTGCCGCGGCCGGTCACCGCCCCCAGGTGGAAGGCATCGTGGCGGGTGCCGAAGCACAACGCCTGGCGTAGCGCACCGCGCCAGCCCATCCCCGCTTGGTGCGCCAGCCCGGTCCCAGCCGCAGTCATGGTGTAGAGCCACCAGCGCTCCTCCGGCTTCAGCCCCAGCCAGTTGCGGATCGCCACGCCAACTTCCTCCGGCTTCACATCTGCCAATTCTATGGCCCAAAGCAGCACCAGCAATTCCTTGCCGAACAGGCGCTGCACGGCGGTTTCATCTGCACCCCAGCGCCCCGACGGACGGTTCTCCGCCTTCAGGCGCCGGTTGAACTCGGCGCGCGCTTCGGGGGAAACAACATCCCACACCTCGCGCGCGGCCTCGCAGCGCATGATGGTCTCGGGCGCCCATTGTGGCTCGCGTTCCGTCGGCGGGCGCCCGAACACCTCAAACACCTGCACCTTGGCGTCGCGGCCCTTGGTCAGCCGCACGAGAAAGCCGTGCTCCTGATAGATATCGGCGCAGTCGAAGCTGGCGGGCGCGGGTGTGGCGGGGCCTAGGGCCATGGTCGTCAGTCCTGGTTCCAGACAACGCGGTCGAAATCCTCACCTGCCGCGTCGCAGAAAGCCATAAGGTCCCGTCCAGACGGAAAGGCAATACCGTCGAGGCGCAGCTTGACCGTTGGTGCATCGGCGGAGAGCAAGGCGAGCAAATCCTTCACCTTTTGATCGAGTGCCGCTGCAGGCACAGGCACATCACGCCCCAGGCGGAGCGTGAGGAAATCCGCCTCAGACCGCATGCCGTTCAAGTCGATGGTGCCGCCCAGTACCTTTGCGTCCGGCAGCTTCGCCAAGCGGTCGAGCGCGGAGAAAGCTGCCGCGGTGTCCTTCGGCTCGAACTTGGAGATCATAGTGACAGGCGCATCAGGCTTCAACTTAGGTCTGCCTGGGTTGAAGGGGCCGTCATCCATGCCGGTTGCCAGTGGGGCCGTTTCCTCCTGGCTGAACTGGCCATTCAGTTCCGCAATGACGCGCAGCTTGCGGGCATCAGGCGGCGCAGCAATCTCGCCGTGTTGGACCTCCGGTCCTGTCCGGGGGTCGGTATCGTCAAAAGTCGCGCGGATCGTCGCGGCACGCGGGATGGCCAGGAGCGCCACGCGATAGCCGGTAGCCAAGCGCCGTACATCTGGCTTCACGCGCAGCGTCGCGCGCCACTCATAAGCATTGCCAGTTTTCGCCACGCCCTTGGAATCAACGCCCAGGAACCAGACTGCCGGCGCCGCCGTTTCATAGACGCGCCCATCGAGCTTGGCCGCCTTTGTTGGGTCGGGCGGTCCGCTCTCAGACACATAGACGATGTCAGCATCCTCGGGGGTCACGTTGATCTGGAAGCGGCCAGTGATCATCGGGTCCGAAGCGAAATCATCCTGCCGGGCGGTGACCTTTGTCAGGCGTTCCCACTTTTTGGCGACCAGGCCTTCCTTTTCGCGCCAGAAGCCGCGTTGCACGGCGGTGCGGACCAATTGTTCCAGCCCACCCTTAGGCAGCCAGAACCAACCTGAGCGCACGGCAGCATTCCGACGCAAGGACGATGCCTGAACTGCGTCCGCATCAAACAGCATTTCCTCGGCATCAAGGCGGATGTTCTCAAACCTGCTGTCGAACTGATCACTCGGGATGAACTTGCCGCGCTTGGTCAGCGTGTCGATGATCTGCTGCTCACCGGAATAGTCGTTGCGGTCGAACTCCATGCGGAAATCGTCCACGCGGCGAAGCGCCTTCGTCATTGGAAACATGATGGTCTTGAAAGTCTCACGGAGCGCACTGGTGAAATTGGCCGCTTCACGGTCGCGCACAGTATCAAGTTCGGTCATCTGCGGCGAACCCTGGCCGTGCTGCGCCTTGATGCGCTCCTCCACCTTGCCGATCGCCCGCATCCGTCGCGCACTAAGCCGAAGGGTGGTGACGGCGTTGGGGTCGGCGGTGAGGACAAGGACGCGGTTCTGCAGGTCCTGCTTGTTCCACCAATCAACGAAGTCCTGCGGCAGCTTGTCAGCGGGCCGTTCCAGGATCACCAAGGTTGGGCGTTCATCGTCGAGTTGGATTTCATCCAACGCTGGCAGGATCGCCATCTTGTCGGAATAGAGCGCGCCGTTCCGCGGCTTGAAGACCTCGCGCAGCTTTTCGCGCAGGGTCTGGTCAACCTGTTCCTCGGCGATATTGGCCGCGATCTCGGTGATCTCGGCAGTGACGTTGGCCGTCTGACCAAAGAACACGCGCTGATCGATACTTTGGAACAGGTACCAGGCCTGGCCCTGGATGCGGCTGAGCGCTGTCTTGATCTCGGAGACTTCGAGTAATGGATCAACCAGGGTCTCGATCAGCTCGCCGTCCGTTAGGCCGCGCAGGGGGGACTCAGCGTTGGAGAGCGAGGACATCAGCAACTGCTTGGCCACACTGGAAGCGGTGGCATTGCCATCAATTGCGTCGATCTTCTCCGCGAGGGCGTTGCCGCGATCGGAGACATCGCGCGAGATGGCATTGCCATAGGCCGGATTGATCTTCCGTATTTCCTCAATGGTGGCTTGGTTGTTGAAATCGAGGTGCTGAAGGCCGACCAGGAATGCGTTGCCATTGCTCGCCATCGCGCCGCGGACGGCGAGGCGAAGAAGTCGGATGAGCGCCCGGGTTTTTTGGTAGCCGCGGTTCTCGGCAAAGCGAGCGACGATGTCGCGGATTGACGGATGGAATGGATAGGTTTCGCGGATCCGCTCGACAAAAGTCTCTGGCGTGGTGGGGATGGTGTCGACCCGTTTGGCCTTCTGGAGCGCGGCTACGTAGGCTTGCGCGATTTCGTCGATACGCTCCGCGCTGGGCAAGCCGTCAAAAAGGCGCTTGCGGACGATGGCGAAAACCTCACCGGTATTTTGCTGGACCGGCGTAATGGCCTGGGCATTGCGGTCGTAGTGCTTGGTAAGGCTCTCGATCAGCGTGCGTAGCTGGCCTGAGCCTTCCAGGTACACGTCGTCCTTCAGGTTGGTAACAACCACACAGGCACGCGGGCATTGCGGTAGCGCGTTGAACAGCCGCTCTAAGGCGCCGATCGTCAGGTCGCCAAGGGTAGAGGCGCCCACCGGCTCGCCCTGCGCCATTTGGAGGTAGCTGGGGAGTTCATCCAAAAGGATGAGCACAGGTTCTGTGCCAAGGGTCTGTACCCATTCATCAACGCCTGGTGTCTTGGCACCGCTACGCCAGAACGGCGCCATGACATCAGGCCGACCAAGCTGTTCGGCGATGTAGCCCCAGAGCAGGGTCTCCGGGTTCTGGTGACCGTTGAAGATGACCACCTTGGCGGCGCCAAATTCCGAGCCGGCGGAGATACGCGGCACAATTTCTCGCCTGAGTGCGGGGTCGGAGGCCAAAAGCCCGAAGGCGATGAGGCTATGTGTCTTACCGCCACCCATCGCTTGGGTGAGGTAGAAGGCTCCATCTTCCGACTTACCCGCGAGCCTATCGAAGCCACGCTTCACGAGCAGTTCTAGACCTGATGTAAAATGGTTCCGGCGAAAGAATTCACGGCCATCGATCTTGCCTTTGGCAAGATCGTCAATCTGAGCAACTTGTTCTACGAGGCTGTCGCCGGTGACGACAGCATTCGGTGTGCAGAGCTGTTTGATCGTTGCGATAGCCATGAGCCTTGGTTCACCCGGATTTTCTAATTTGGCGGCCACGGAGACGGTTTCCGGCCCCTGTTACAGCCACCTTATACCCTCTCTGCGGCTGGCGGGAGGGGATTCCAGGCCCCTGGGGCCTGTTTCCCCCTCATTTTGCTCGTGAAGCCCCGGAACACAGACCATTCGACCAGCCGGTCAGGTCCATCGTAGACGCAAGTTATTGAAGGGAGGCGCCATCAAATTGTGGCAACGAGGGATTCCCTTTGCCACCGGCTTGAGCAGCACTGCCTTGGGATGCTTGCCAAAACTAATCCGGCCGACGAATTTCGGATGAAACGTAGGCCTTTAAATCCGCGATAGAGGTGAAACAACGAAAACCACGGGCACTCGCAAATGCAAGAACATCTGTATCTTCATTTAGCAGCAGGGCGACAGGCGCTGTTAGGCCCTGCTGCAGACCTTCGGGCCAAGCAAGGTCAATGACCGCGAGTTGATTTCCCGTGATCGGATCAGAGCAGTCAAAGGCGATAACACCTCGCATTAAGCCTTTCGCTTCAATCCACTCATTCAATGCATCTATCTGCAGTTCCTCTGCTTCGCTTGTTGGCCCACCGATAACAGCCGGAAGAGCGGCAGAAATTGACGCAGATTCTCCAACCCAGTGGGTCTCGCCGTGCAAAAGGTCAGCGAAACACTTGTTGGCCTCTTCCGCGAGCAAAGCCTTACGTGCATCGAGAAAATCGAGATAGCGATCCATTTTCCAAAGTGCAGGGTCCATAGGGATCCACTGCGAGGCCAATGCGCCCGGGTGATTTTCCTCGATCTCAGTAAAGTAATTTTCAGGCTTACGGTCACTAATGCTCAGGTTCGTATCCTTAGTTAGAAAGCAAAAATTCGCCAGCGCATTCACATCAGGTTGTCGATGTTTTAATTTGTATAGCTGAGCTTTTGGAAAGATATGATGTACCTCTAAACGATTCATTTTCCCGAGAAGGGTAGCCTTGAGGGGCAGGCCTGTACCCCAATCACGAGCCCCACCCATCCGCGTTAGCATGTAAAGAACGGGATAGAAACGCGCACCAAGACTCCACCCCGTAAAATGCCCAGGTTCAACTTTTAGTCCGCCATGCCAGAGGCGTAACTGCTCAAGGAGAGCGTCGAGACCTCCATCGTTTCCTTCCAAAGCCGCGAGGTCCTGGTCAATTACTGTTTCCGTTGATCCAGAAAAGCGCCCCCACATGCCGGCCTGGGCATACCAGAAAAGAAGTTTATCGCGCTCTTTAGCGTTGAGGGGACCCGTCTTTTGATCGAGGTAGCGAACCATCACGGGGACACCAAAACGACCAAAAAATACCTGATCATGATCAAGGCCCAATCGCCCAGAAATGAGATTTAAAACCGTATCGATGTGCTTCTTGGTCCGTTTCAGTCCATCTTCGATAGCAACGGCGTCCTTATCGTGGAGGAAGCTGAATTTCGCCTCTCCGGTCAATATGGTATTCACCGAACGCAAGAGCCAATCGAGATTAAATTGATAACCTGCGGCAGACCATTCCTTGATCTTCGCTTTCATCGTATCGCGAGCCTCCGGCCATTCGGCGCAGATCTTCGCCAACGCTAAGTCGCCCTTCGAAAGCTTAGTGCCGCCACTATTTACTCGATTAAAAATGTCTACCACGACATCAAGAGTCTTATCCGCCCCGGTAACTTCTTCGATATGGAGATCAATGTCTGCGATACTCAATAACTTGCTTAAGCGGCCCACGAAATCACCCAGCTGTGCCGCATGCTGAGGCAGGGCTGACAGCCGAGTGACGAATGTCCCCAAGCCCGTCATTCCTGCTTTCATCAGATCCGTAACATCAATCCAAAGCGGGTCGTCTTGCATTTTAATGGGCTGATAGAATGAAAACGTCTCAGACCCCAGATGGAATTGAAGGCTTGTGAACGCCTGGGCTTGGCCGTCAAAAAATTTAGGTGGATGGCCACGAATAACTCCGTAAAGCGTTGTCATGCGCTGCTGTCCATCGAGAAGCAGCTTCACGATTCCGGACGCGAGCTGACCCTCACCGCGGTGAGTTGCAGTCTGGGCTTCAGTGGCCCAGACGAGCAACCCTCCTACCGGGTGACGCCTATAAAGCGAATCGAATAGACCTCGCACTTGGTCACGATTCCAAACGTAGCCGCGCTGAAATTCCGGCAACGCCATGTGACCATTGTCGATATGGTCCAGGATCGTAGAGATTTTCAAAAATGCCTCGTTCTAGCTTTGGTTTTTTGAAGATAAACTCAACGCTAGTAGTTTTCTTGCCGCGCATCAACGTATCGAGTTTTGAAGTGAAACATGGGAAGGGCCCGCCTTAGGAATGGTCGCCTTTTCCTAAAACGCCAGGGAACGTTTTCATAATCTGCTTGGGGCAGTGCGAGCTAGACAATGATCCCCCAGTACAGGCCCCGCTGCTTCCCCCCACCCCACCGGCATCCCCTCCAGCAACCGCGGCGGTGTCACCCCTTCCGGCCGGCGCTCATTCAAGATCGCCTGGAAAATCGCTGGCGTATTGCTTCGCTCGCGCCCCCAAGAGCCGGAGCGTTCCACTTCAATCACCAGTCACGACAAATCACCTCGACAAAGCTCCGTTTAATCAATTTTTTCCTACTAAATGCCGTTAAAGTGACAAAATCGTCATGTTCACCATCCGGGCCATCGCCTTCCGCCGCAATCAGTTGCGGCGCGTGAGGAATGACGTAAGGCCCGGCGAAGCTTCTTTGCCAGATCCGTCAGGCCAGGAATTTGTTGCATCCGCCTTGGTTAGACAGATGATGGACCGCTCATAAGCCTCGATATCCGCCACCCGGTATAGGACCCTCCCGCCCAGCTTGAGGTAGCGCGGCCCTTCCCGAAGCCAGCGCCAACGCTCCAGGGTACGTGGGCTGATTTTCCAGCGCCGGGCGAGGTCAATTTGGTTTAAGCAGGTTTCACTCATTTTGGCTTTCTCCTCGTTCGCGAAGTCGTCCGCGAGAGGACGAAGGCGTGAGAAGAAAATACTATCAAGGGCATGAGCCACGGCCTTCGCGCTTAAGAGGCTTAGCCTCGAGAACGCGCCTGCGTGGCGTTTGTCCTTTCATGGGCTCGCTTTGCATTAGCGAAAGGCCGAGAAAACCGCATTTTCGCTGCATTTAGCATCTGCGTTATCTGGCCACGCTGTCTCTCGCCGGGAGAGTTAGCATCCGGGTCCACCCCTTCCGCCAGATTTCCGTCGCTAACTGGTCCTAGGCCCGAAAATGGCCTCCGTTTCTTTGAGGATTTCAAAGGAATTCGCGAAGGCGACCGAACCTCGGAGACCGGGGAAAGGCCCAAATTCGGTCTCTAAAGCCCTTTTGTCTCTTTTCGACCGAACCTCGCCAAAATTGGTTCGGTTAAAGAAAGTGGTTATTTTTCAATAGTTTATGATTTTGGCGGCCTTGCCGAGTTCGTGACGGTTCTCTCGCCTGTCGAGACGAAAAGGGCCTCAACCCGAAGTAGGCGTAGGGGAGCGTGGAGGGGGAAGCCGCGAGGTGGCAAAGCGTAGGTTTGCGGCGTGACGCTGTCGTGCGCGGGGTCTCCGGACGCCCACGGGTCTGACGTCGGGCACTTGCGGGGCAGCTCCGGGCAAAAACCCAAGATCTTCTGGCCTTGAAGCTTCGGCAACAGTAACCTTGGACCAATGGCCGCTGAAGTTTGGAGCTCCGAGGAGAACGATCTGATCGTCGCGGATTACTTCGCGATGCTCCGCGAGGACATCCAAGCACGGCCCTACAGCAAGGCGGAGCATCGCCGGGCACTCCTTCCGTTGCTAAAGGGGCGATCGGATGGGTCAATTGAGTTCAAGCATCAGAACATCAGCGCGGTTCTCAAGGGCCTGGGGGAAGCCTGGATTCCTGGCTACAAGCCGGCCTTCAACTTCCAAGCCGCATTAGTTGACGCGGTCGTCAGGTGGCTCGACCGAAACCCTGAGTGGCTTATGCGGCTTCCTAATACGCGCTCAGCAAGAGGCCTACGCGAAACCGCGTCGATCTTCATCGATCCGCCGCCAACATTGTCGAATCAACTTCCGCCTGATGAATTGGGCCAGATGCTTCGCGTCGCCCGAAGGTATGACGTAGCCGAACGGGACGAGCGTAACCGTGCCCTTGGCCGCGCTGGCGAGGAACGGGTGCTTGAACATGAAACGGCATCGCTAAGGGCCGCTGGACGCGTAGACTTGGCCCGCAGAGTCCGTTGGATATCCGCGGAAGAAGGAGACGGTGCCGGCTACGACATCGCCAGCTTCATGCCGGATGGTCAGACACGCCTTATTGAGGTCAAGACTACGAATGGGTGGGAACGAACGCCCTTCTACATTTCCCGTAACGAGCTTTCTGTTGCCGAGGAGCGTCGATCTGAATGGTGCCTCTTCAGGCTTTGGAAT